GTTATGCTTTATCTGAAGCTATCATACCAGCCTTTGGCGACATTGTTATGGAAGGTGTAAAGACCTTTGGTGGCGCTGTTGCTGCGGCTACTCCCGACTTCATTGAAAAACCTATCGTAGAGACTGCTAAAGGCGCATGGTTTGACATTATCAACTCTGATGCTGGTGAAGTAGTAGCTGAAGGTATCGAAGCTGTCCTTAAAGGCCCTGAGTGGTATAGAGTATGGAAGCAAGACAATCCAGCAGGTGCTAGAGATGTTGAGTCTCAGATAAACCTTACTGCATTCTTTGCTCCAGTACCTAAGACTAAGACATGGGCAGAGGATGATTCAGTACTTGAGAAAGCTGGTAGCGCCTTAGTAGCTCAAGGTGTTAAGCAGACTGAGAAGCGTAGGCGTGATAATATAGCGACTATGTTCACACCAGTTGACGAGAAACATGCTAAGAGAGCCACTAACGGTGGCGGTGTGTTCACCATGGATGATGGAGTCAACAGAGAATATGATCCTACTCAACGTGAAATAGATATTTATGATGAACTTCATAAGATACCTGAGATTAAACGTGGTACTCCATTCCTCACTACTCGTGGTCACATCTGGAAAGCACAAGAAAAACTAAGGATGTCTACAGCTAAGCGAGTCAAAGAGCTAGGCAACCCTAAGATTGATTCAGTAGAGCTGGGTGAAGAACTTGGTAATACGATGGATGAGTTATTTGGTAGCACAGACTTCAAGGCTATCTCAGGTAATGAGAAAGTAGGTCTAGCTACAGTTGATTGGATTCAAGATCGTATTGCTAAGTCAGACGGAACTACGCTAGGTCTCTTGCAGGTTAGGCGTGACTTCGATGCTTGGATTAGAAACGTAGAGAAGGGAGCCTTAGATCCTACAGCTTCTAACTCACGAGGATTAGTGGTACGTAAGCTACGTGAATACTTAAATGATAAGGTTGAGCAGGCTGTACCAGATGCTGAGGTTAAGAAGTCACTCAATCGTCAGTCTATGTTATATCAAGCTGAAAACCTAATTGAGCCTAAGCTTGAGAAGGAAAGTCAGACTGCTTGGGTACGCTTAAGCAAGAAGATTAAAGCAGCAGACATTAGTATTCCACATACTCCTGTAGGTATCTTCACTACTGTATCAATTGCAGCCAACCTAGCAGCTAATAAGTATTTTCCATTAGCAGCATTTGGTACTGGAGCTGTAGCAGCCGCCTCACTATCTTATCAGTTCATGCGTTCAGCGGCAGGTAAGAAAGCAACAGGTCAATTGATTCGACAGACTGGTAAGTTAATTCGTAAGACTACCGACCCAGTGCTTAAGAATCAGTATAGAGCCGATAGAGCTGTATTGCTAGCTTTCTTAAGTGAAGAACAAAGGACAGAAAAAAGCAAGGATAAATAATGGGATTCCTAACCGATCTAAAGACCTCACATAATATGATGAGGGGCGCTGTGGATGATATGTGGAATAACAATATTCTCAATCTACCCAACAAGATGCTCTTTGATGAAATAGGTGAGGAAGCCACACAACTTAAAGACTTGGTTGTTGAGGGTAACGAGAGAGCCTTAGAGGATGATAAGCTATATGAGCAAGGTGACATTAGTTTCCCTCGGTTAGCTTATCGACATGCTGGTCGTACTGGTGAGTTGGCTGGTGGTGTAGTCAGTGGTGCCCTCGACCTTATTACCCCTGATGTAGTCACAGATGCTTTAGTGTCTGGTATGGAATACGTCATGGAGCAGGGCATGGACACTGAGTATGGCAAGGACGCCATAGAGTGGCTACAGGCTAACCCTGAGGCTGCTAAGGACATAATGGCTGGTGCTGGTATTGCTGAGTTTGGCATACCTAAGGCTCTGTTAGCTCCTATCAAACGTGCTATCTCTGCTGCTCCCAACTACATACCAAGCTACTATGCTCCTGAAGTTAAGACACTTAAAGAGAAGCCAGCTAGTTATGAAGATCTATCTAAGCAACTACTCAAGTATAAAGTAAAGGGTGTATCCACACCATTAGAAGCTTTTAAGCTAGCACAGACAATGGTAGGCGCTGGACAATGGGCAGAGAAAGGAGTCAAAGGTGGTATCAGATCCATCATAGATCCTGAAGCTAGAGCACTTTATGATAAGCATGGTATCAACAAGGCTTCTCAACAGATAGTCAAGGATGAAATGGCTGCTCATAAGAAAGCTAAAGACAGGGGTGATACCTCCGCAGCCAAGAGGCACAAAGAGAAAGCAATAGCACAGATTAGTTATAATAAGTATATAACTGCACAGTCTAAGCATGGTGGTAAGATTGCAAAGGTTATGGATAATGTCCTCAATGCTGTATCTTATGGTGGTATGCAACCTCTTAGTAAGGCTAACTATGTTAAGTCAGCAAGCAAACAGAAGTATACTCAATCACTTCAAGGTCGCAACGGTAAGGAAGTAATCAAACCATTGGTAACCTCTGAGGCTGATCTGTCTTATGCTTATGATGCTGCTATTAAGATATGGGGTATGCCAGATACTAAAGCTAATAAATTAGTAGTCAAGCGTAACACTGGTATGGGAGGTGGACACCAAGGTGACATGTCTGGTACTAAGAACCCTACCAACAGCTTCTTACGCTCCCTATATGACAACAAAGAAGCACCAACACCTCAGGAGATATTCGCTCACTTAAATGAAGTGGTTGACTTTAAGGTTAACAAAGCTGGTGATAAGATTCCTGTGACTAGGGCTCAACAGAAGAACATTAGGATAGTTAGCAAAGACCTTGCCGACATAGAGAAGAATGGCTTATGGCTATCCTCCTCACAAGTAGGTAGTGGTATAGTCGAAGGTGGTATCAACACTCTTACTAAGGTGTTACCAAACCAACGATCAATGACTATTATGTCAGATGTTCATGACTTCCTTGAGAAGGTTCCTGTGCTTGGTAAGGTGCTTGGTAAGGCTCTACCAGTACAAGAGTTTACTATGACACCTCCTGTGTATACTGATCTTCGACCTAAGAAGATTAAGGTACGCCAAGCTAAGAATAGAGGCTCTCGACAAGAGATAAGTAGCATGGATGAAGGTCAGAGTGGTTCAGTATCTGATCAGGACATTGAAGATTACATGAGCGCCTCCGCTAGTAAGGCAGGCATAGCAGCTCAGGTTGGTCTCAAGATGCCTGCAGAAGCTATCCACTTAGGTACTTCGCTACACGACTACGGTACTGAGACCGAGTAAACTCAGCGCATAAAAAAACCCTAGTAGTCATAAGATTACTAGGGTTTTTTACGTTCTACTGCTTATATTTCACAAGAGCCTGCAACACACGCTAGAGTCTGAGCACCTTCGGTAACATCACTAGCCTCAGTAATGTCCCAGTCTATGCTCTTTGGCATCGTTAGCACCATAGCCTCATACTCTTCAGAGCTTATAGCTTCATAAGGAGCCTGCTGATACGTATGCTCACTAATCGGTAGGAAGCTAAGCCCTGAGGCGTCATCGAAGTTATTAAAGAGCCAGTTGCCTATCTCTAGGAAGTCACTGTCTCGATAGTAAACCGTGATACTTGGCTTATGCTCACACCAGTTCCGTTGGTAACAATCCCAAAGGTGCAGCTGTTCCATACCAGTCTGCTCTGAAGCGATTGTAGAGCCCTCTGGAGCCTTTTGAGGGAAGCTGAATACCTTGGTAGCGGCTGACATTACATCAACCTCTACAGGCACTCCTGCGGCCTCTAAGACGGCACAAAGTGGGTCACGAGCATCAGCACGAACCCTGCGGATATAATAGTTGCTAAACCGACCATGGATTCCACTGGCGCTGTTGACCAGTTGGGACACTGTTCCACTTGGCTTGACGCACGTAATTGCTGTGCTTTGATTGATGCCAAGTCTAGCACTCCATTCTTTATTAACTTTAATTGTTTCATTCTTCAGTTCTTCTAGCTCCTTAGCTAGCTCAGGGCCTACTGTACCCATTCGTTTGTTATCTAATATACCTGTAAGGCTAACTCCTAACAAGCATTCCTCTGCCGTGTTGTCTGCCCACTTCTTACGTAAGTAGCGGAAGTTAGTCAACGTGGCCTGTAGCGTTCCTAGGATTGTTGCTAGTCGTACCTTCTTCTTTAACTGTGCTGGAGTATCATCCCAACGCACTACACACTCACTTAAGTTGCACAGTTGCTGTGGGCGTAAGATTATCTCGCTGCACGGATTTGTCCCGAACTCGTGTTCTGCCTCGCGTCTACCATTCTTTGCTGCTTGCTTCTGTGAGGCTACACGACTGAAGAAACCACGCTCTCCACTACGGCTCTCATACAAGCTACTCCATTCATTCATAAAGGCTTCAAAGTCTGGCTTCTCGGTGTAACATGCACTGTTGTTAGCCAAGCCTCGTTGTGGCTCTGTGTCCCACCATTGACCATGCTTACTCCGTCTAAGGCGATCATCTGTCAAGTTGGATAAGCTAATCAAAGCTGATCTACGGACTCCACCAACGACTACAATCTGAGCAATCTTACAACATAAGTCATGAGCTTCAATACTACTTAGCTTACGTCCTGCAGCTCCTTTGAAGACACCAACAGTAAACTTAAACAAGTCCACTAGAGGCTCAGGGCCACTAGCGCGACCACCAAAGGTAGTCAATGGTGCACCTGCTTCACGTACTTTGCTTACGTCCCATGAGGGCACCTGACCTGAGTAGAGTAACACAACCAACTCACGGAATGCCTTAGCCCAACCAATCTTACTATCATCTACAATGATACATGTGTCAGTAGGGTGCATCTCTTCGGATACTTCGGGTAGCTTGCTCACATACTGACGCTCAACACTGAAGCCTACACCTGTGCCGCACATGAGAATATACATCATCTCGTCAAAGGCTTTAGGGTGGTCAATAGTCATGTAGCTGCAGTTGAAACCAGCAATGTGGTCTCGGTCTAAAGCTTTACCAGCGGTCATAAGAGCTCGCATGGATGGCATAACTTCCTTAGCTAGAATTGCTTTATATAACTCTTTGTACGTCTTGTCGTCTAAGGCACCTCGGTCTTTGAAGTAATCTAAGTAACGTGATACAGTTTCGTCCCAGCTATCTCTTCGTTGCTCATTAGGCAGATAACGAGCGTAACGTGACTTATGGATGTAGTCTTCATATACGCTCATAGCTCTACCCCATTCTCTAGCTTCCAGATGAAGTAAACATCCTCAAACATAAGCTCTCGCATGATAACCTCAATGGCAATGATAGAGCGTGTAATGTCCACCACTCCAGTAGAATCTAGGTAAGGGTCTATATCATTAGCTACTAACTCATTCTTCAGCTCGTGGTGCATCTGATCTAGATAAGTCACTGCAATCTGTTCCACTTGGCAAGGCTTTAGCTTCAGTTTCATGTATATTCTCTCTCTCTTGTATTAGTTTTTTGTTGTGCTTGTGCATTCTATTGCTTAGACAGTAATCACATGTGCCATGGTTACAACAGCTTCGTGAGACTGCTTTAGCGCCTGTCTTAGCTTTCTTTATAGTTCTGCTCATATACTCTCCACTACACTTTAATGTACCACAAAGTGTACAATGTACACACTAAGGTGCACTTAAGTATACTTAATCTTCCCAAACTGTACCACGCTTGTATAACTGCATTGCTGTGTTAAGGTCACAGTCAAAACCATCCATTATCTGCTGTATATGCTCAATAATCATCATACGTCAAAGAACTCCTTTAAGTGTGCATTACTAGCCACGTTACCTACTATAGTGTCCATCATGACACCATTATCATTATATATTGCTAACACAGGTATACTTCGCAAGCCTAAAGCTATTAAGGCATCCTTGTGCTCAGCCTCAGCCACGTTACATTCTTCGTAGCCATTCAGATCTAAGGAAGCTAATCGCTTCTTAAGATTCTTACAAGCTGGGCAGGCATCACCTGTATATAACTTAACAATCATTACGCATACTCTCCAGTTCTAATCATTTCAGCTACTTCATCAGCTCGTTTACCCACCTGCTTGGCCCAACGTGAATCTAGGAACTCAACAGCGGCAATCTCGTAATTACCAGCCTCCATAGCTGACAATGCTTTCTTAAACTTAAGGAAGCGTGGGAGTCCTAAGTTGAAGCACATGTTGATTAAAGCATCATAACGTGGCTCAGCAATCTTACTACCACTCAACCATGGCAAGGCAGCATAAAGCTCCTCCTCAACCCTATCAATGTCATTACCAAGCATAAAGTCAACCTCACATGGTGACAAGCCGATGCCTCCATCTGGATCTATGTTACGACCTACACCTACAGTGATCTTACCTGCAGTACATTTGTAAGCATAAGGCTTAACACCTTCGTGGCGCTTTAGCATATTTATTAGTTTGCTCATATTACTTATTCCCGTCTATTGGTTTTGATGAACTATATGTTGGTTCTAAACGATCATTATATAGTTCATTAGGTTGTAGGTCATGTAGCTCCAGCTGTATCTGCAAGCAGTGTATTGCTTTCTCTACGTTCTCCCGATGGATACCCTTCTCTCTAGTGAGATACTTAAGCACCTTAGTGTACGCAGCTGCACGTACACCTTGGTAGCCAAAGTTAGCAAAGGTAACCTCAAATGGTTGGATACCTTGGTTCTTGTAGTGGTCACCAGCTACCTGTGTGTCCAGTGCTGTATGATTCTCACGTACACCAGCGTCATAGGCCCTATAAGCCTCTTTCGTAGGTGCGTCTATATTAGTAAAGTCTACCCCTGTACCTAGGTTATCATACGCATTAATCATCAGAAGTGTCCTCCTCAAATAGTGATAGGTTCTTCATAATCATATCTTCATAACGATCAACTAATGACTCACTCGTGATACCTAACAGCTCACAAAGAAAGTCAACATCATAGTTATTCAATATCTGTTCTCTTATTTCTTCAAAGGTGCTAGACATGCTAGATGCTCCAGTAGCTTATCAACTGATTTCATAGTGAAGTGAGCTAAACCTTCCTTCTCACACCACTCCCCTAGGTTCATCTTGGAACCCTTACGTAGGCGCTTACGTGAATCAGTGAACACAAAGATAAGTGGCCTATCGATCTCGTCACGTATAGCCTTGTACTTCTGTGTGTCCCCAACCCTAAAGAACCCCTTACACTCTATCATAGCTCCTGTACGTGTGTCAATGAAGTCAGGCACATACTTCTTGCGAATGATATAAGGTAATCTGTAGGGCTCATATAGAAAGTCCTCGGTGCCAACAGCATCACTGAAAGCACTTTCGAGACCTGAGCGGAACTTAGTCATTAAGCAACTCCTCAGCAATAGTCAGCTGATGAAAACTATTCCAGTTACGCCTCATGTAGATCAAGTTCCAACATACCTCAAGCTTAGACTCCCAATCCTCAGGGTGATGCTCTTTCCACACCTCCTGAACCTTAGCTACCATATCAGCCCTAGGCACATCAGCAAGCATCTTCTGTGCTGTCTTAGGCCCTACGCCACGTAAGCCTTGTATGTTATCTGTAGAGTCACCAGTAAGCATCTGCAGGCACATCTTGTACCAGCCCTTGTCTGCATCAATGTAGTAAAGAGTTTCTTTGGTGAAGTTGTAATGCCAACCTTCTACCATGTCAATGTCTTTATCTATATGAGCTATGACGTAGTTCTCACCAGCGTCTAAAGCTTCCTGAGCCCAGATGGATACAACATCATCAGCTTCACAATTGTCTGACTGAAAGTGACCAAGGCTATAAGCATACTCGTTAAGATCCTTACGCCTCTCAGCTAGCACCTCGTCCACTGGCTTAGCACTACGGCTTCCTTTGTAATCCTCTGCTATACCATAGCGGAAGTTACCCTTACCCTTTAGTGCTACCTTAGTCTCAGTGGCTACAGTAGCCCACTCAATGTCTTCTATTGCTTTATCATAATACTCCATAGCCTTATCTAAGCTGATGTCAGACTTGAGAGCTATACGGTAGATGATACTATCAGCATCAACAAAGCATATACTGAAGGGTTTGCCCTTGTTCGTCTTGTTCAATTTCTTCTTGTTGTTCTGGTTCATCAGCCTTAGGCTCCTTTCTCATTCTCTCATGTTCACTACGGTGACAGTTAGCGCATAGCAGTATACATTTGTCTGCCTCTGCATATAACTTCTCAGGGAGATAAAGCATCATCCCAGTCACGTTCTTTAGTTTAGTTGATGGGTTTATATGGTGGTAATCATAAATCTCAAGACGATCTAAGTCTCTTAAGTTGCAATGTGCACACCTACCCCCTTTGTATTCAAATAGCTCTCTTGCTCTGATAGTGTAGGTATCATGTAAACATTCCTTACATGTTGTCTGTACACCATCCTTAGCTGATTGCTTAACGTGAAAGTCTTTCAACCTCTTCACTGTATTACATGTTAGACATAGTTTCATAATGCTCCTTAAGCTTAGTGAGTCTCAGCCCAGTTAGCTCCTACCTTGTAGTCTCCAGCTAGTGGACACCTAAGGTTGAAGTGGATGCCTGCAGCCTCTATACAACTAGCTGCTAAAGCGCCAAATCTCTCTGCTTGATCCTCTCTAACCTCAACTTGAAATTCATCATGAACATTACCTACAAACTTATAGTCTAACCTATACATTGTAGCATACTTATCCAAGATAATCAAGGCTTGTTTCATAATTATTGCCCCAGCTGACTGGAGTAATGAATTTAATGCAGCGTGTTCTGACCTAATAAACACCTTACGTTTATCCAAGCCAGTCACGTAGCCCTTACCTGCTGATGTAGCTACATTCTCCTTAAGTATAGCTAGTGCTGGTGTAGCCTTTAGGAAGCTAGCCTTAAGCTTCTTACCTGCTGCTCGACCAGCGCCTACAATAGAACCTATCTTCTCGTCACCTGCGCCATACAAATAAGCGTATATGAAAGTTTTTGCTAAATTACGATTTGCTAATCCAGCAGCCTTCATGTTAGCTGTATGAATATCACCACTAAGTATCTCATTTGTGTACTTAGAGTCATTCATGTAGTGGGCTAACATTCGCAATTCGAGGCCAGAAGCGTCTATACCAACCAACTTGTTACCCTTAGCGACAATCCAGCAGCCTCTGCATTCAGGCCCATATAAGCTACTAGAGCTGGGCACCTGTGCTAGGTTAGGCTTACTGTGTGTCATGCGACCAGTTACAGCACCATTAGTATTAACGTAGCCATGGACACGCTCTGTAGCTTCATCAGCTGACTCTAGCCAACTACGCACCTGAGCTATCCGCTTGCCTACTAGGAGGTATGAAGCGATCAGCTCAGCCTCAGGTATGTTCTTAACGTTCTTAAGCACATCCTCAGATACTATAGCGTGTCCTGTCTCAGTGAATACCTTGGGCTTCCATCCGAAGTGTACTAAGTAGCGACCTATTTGCTGCCTAGAACCAAGGTTAAAAATAGGCCAATCAATCCGACTAAAAGGGCCACCTACTTCTCCCCATCTGTCACCGAGGAACTTGAGTCCAACGATGCTGATCGAGCCGTCTTTCTTAAGCTTGGGAACAATCTCCTTAATGTACGTAGGTAGAGGAAGAAAAACTTGTTGGACAATTTCTTCAAGGTCATATGCTTTTTCCTTAAGTTGTGCTACTAAATCTCTAGCCTTTGGGACATCCAAAAGCCAACCATTTCTTATTTGTTTTTGTATGATACTTTGCACTGCATGTTCGAGTATAATGCTTTCGCTTCCAAAACTATCAAGCTCGCAAAGCAATCGTTCGTACACTTGTTCATTAACCCTAACGTCTTGCTTACAATACTCCACCATTTCAGGTGTATACTGCGACCAATCGTTGTAATCACCTTTCGGATACCCAAGTTGTTCTCCCCAATATGCTAGTGAATGTGCGTCCCGTTGTGGGTTAGCTAGTCTTGACATTACTAGCGTGTCTACTATGGTAGTCTTAGAGAAGTCAGTGCCGAGTAGACGTTCACAGACAGGTATGTCATAGCCTATAATATTGTGGCCTATGACTTCATCTGCAGCTTCTATATACTCATTGAAAGCAGACCAACTACTCCTACCAACCATACCCGTAGGTGACGCGAAGGTCTTTATGTCGCCAGTGTCAATATCCTTAGTGACAATGACCCATACTACACTAGGTGCTAGTCCATTAGTCTCTATATCAAATATTAACCTAGCCATAGCTAAAAGTCCTCATGTGCATGTGCTTTCTTAATTTCAGGTGCTTGTGTAGCTACTAGGCGTGATGTAGTATTCTCATAATACAACCAACCAGCCACACCTGTACGTCCTGTACGCCTACACTTAACTAGTTGCACCTGAGTACAGTTACGTGCGTAATCATCTTCCGTCATTTTATCACGACTCAATAGTATTGTATTGAATGCGATCTGGTTAATGGAGCCACTGCCCTTAAGATCATACTCGCCTACATCATGCGCGTTCTTAGCATTAGGCTTACGCATGTGACTTACGATTATGATGCTTACACCAGTATTCTTAGCTAGCTTCAAGCATTTATCCATAAAGGCATCAATGACTCCATTATCGTTAGACGTCACTGCAGCTTGCAATGGATCTAGGATGATAATGTCACAGTCTAAGCCCTTAACTAGGTACTGCATCTTAGCAAACAGTTCATCAG